GATAAAATCACCTTACGAACCAAGAGATTATCAAAACGAGTATGTAAATCATTGTATTAAAAATCAAAGAGCATTAATCTTATCACCAACTTCATCAGGCAAAAGTTACATACAACACCTAATACAGCAACATTACTACCTTACTACAGAGTTAAAAACCCTTGTTATAGTACCAACCATTGGACTTGTTCATCAGTTGGCAGGTGATTTCGTATCTTATGGTGTTGATGAGAAAAAAATACATAAAATCATGGCTGGGGTAGATAAAAATGTAGATAAGGCAATAACAATATCTACTTGGCAGTCAATTGTAAACATGCCTAAAGATTGGTTTGATCAGTTTGGTCTTTTATTGGGTGACGAAGCACATAACTACAAAAGTAAATCGCTCATAAAAATTGTAGAAAAAATGTCCGATTGTAAATATAAATTTGGATTTACAGGTACTATCTCATCAAAATCACAAGTAAACAAACTAATTCTTGAAGGTCTGTTCGGACCACTCAAAAGGGTAGTATCTACAAAAGACCTAATAGATGAGGGAACACTTGCAGAATTTAGAGTGAAAGCCATATTACTAAATTATAGCTTGGAAGCTAAGAAAGCTTATAAAAAAGCAACTGCAGAAACTTTCAATGCTTGTAAAGTAGAAAGCAAAAGAAAAAACTTGAGATATCAAATGGAGTTGGAATACATCAACAGCTCCGAAGAACGCAACATTTTTATCAGGAACTTGGTTTGGTCTTTAAAAGATCAAAATAACTTAATTCTGTTTGATAGAATTGATAAGCATGGTAAGATACTTGAAGAATACTTCAGACGTGATGATAGGCAGCTTCACTTCATTCATGGTAATGTGGATGGAAAAGAGCGCGAACGTATAAGAAATATGGTCGAAAACGATGTCAATAAAAATCATAACATCTTGGCTTCTTATGGTACATTTTCTACTGGCATAAACCTAAAAAAACTTGACAATATAATTTTTGCTTCTGGTTCAAAATCAGAAATTCGAGTTTTACAGTCTATTGGCAGAAGTCTTAGAAAAGGTAACGGGGCTGATCTTGCTACGTTATATGACATAACCGATAACATATCAACGACTACTAAAGAAAACTACACTTTGAAACATTTTAGAGAACGCATAAATATATATGCGGCAGAAAAGCTACCATACAAAGTTTTCATGGTAGATATATAAAAATCATGAGTTACTTAACTTTCCCAATGTAACATTGATTATATACAGTTTTTTGTATCTGTCAAGTACAAATTTGTAGCTTTTTGGTAGCGACAATAGATCATATGAGTTACTTAACTTTCCCCAATGTAACATTGATTATATACAGTTTTTTGAACTTGTCAAGTACAAAAATGCACAAAATCAAAATTTTTTTGTTGACATGTGGCACAAATATGTGTTACATTATAGGTTATTAGAAGGTGAATTATGAAAAAAATCAAAAAAAATTATATAAACAACAAAGACTTACTTCAAGCCCTTATCGACTATAAAGGCGTTTGTTTTGAGGCAGAAGAGGGCGGCGAGATCAAGCCTATTGTCCCTGACTACATAGCGGTGTCTATTCTTACAATAGCAAAGCGGCTATCCACAAAACCAAACTTTTACAACTATCCTTTTCGTGAAGACATGATAATGGACGGCGTTGAAAACTGTCTACTATATATGCATAATTTCGATGAGAATAAGTATAACAACCCATTTGCTTACTTTACTACAATTATATGGCAAGCATTTATTAGACGAATTACAAAAGAAAAAAAGCAACTGTATATCCGATATAAAAATTCACAAAGTGCAATCGCAAGCGGCGGTACATATGTAGGTGATTCCAATATACACCTAACCAGCGATGCAGATTATATCAATAGCTTTATAGAAGACTTTGAAGAAAAAATGGCAAAAGATAAGGAAAAGAAAAATGCTCCCCGTGATAATTGAAGACTACATAAGAAATCTGAATAACAAAGCAGTTCATGTAGAAAAAAGACAATTCTACTACACATCTTTAGTAAATATTAGGAATGCAGTCAACCGTGCGATAGAAAAATATGATGAGGAAAGAAACTTCAAAAAATGAAAGTTGCTGTAATAACAGATACACATTTTGGGGTTCGTGGCGACTCTCCTTTATTTTTAGATAATCAAAAGATGTTCTATGATGATGTTTTTTTTCCTACACTCGAAAAAGAAGGCATAACAACATTACTCCATTTAGGTGATCTGTTCGATAAAAGAAAATCTATAAACTTCTTGACATTATCAAGAACCAAAGAAATGTTCTTAGATAAACTTCTCAAAAAAAATATTCAGGTTCATTTGGTTGCTGGCAATCACGACTGTTTTTACAAGAACACAAACGAAATAAATTCGGTTGAACTTCTATTGGAAGAATACCCAAACATTCATACTTATACGCAAGATCCCGTAGAATTGAAACTTGGTTCTTGCTCTATTATGCTTTCACCTTGGCTTTCAAAAGATAATGAAGAAGTGTCTTTTGAAATGTTCAAAAAAACAAAGTGTTCTATACTGGCAGGTCATTTTGAATTTCAGGGGTTTGAAATGACTCGTGGAAATTTATCGAAGCATGGTCTAAAACCTGCTGATTTTATGAAGTTTGAGATGGTATGGTCGGGCCATTTTCATATACCATCAGTTTACGATAATGTAGAATATCTAGGTGCACCATATGAAATGGATTGGTCAGATTATGATGGAATACGTGGGTTTCATATTTTCGACACAGAAACCAAAAATCTTGTTAGGGTTCGCAATCCACACAAACTACACCATAAGATAGTCTATGATGATACTGACATGACAATTGAAGATATTGCGGATCTTGACGTATCGATGCTAAAAAATTGTTTTGTTATGTTGGTAGTCGGCGCAAAAACAAGCCCACATCTTTTCGAAATGTTAGTAGAAAAAATAGAAAATTCTGGTGCCGCTGATGTGAAAATTGTAGAAGATGCCCTTAGTCTCGAAAATGTAGCAGACGACTCTACGATAGATGAAGCGAAAGACACAAGAGAAATTCTTTATAACTATATTGATGATCTGGATACTAAAGTGACAAAATCAAAGGTCAAAGACCTTATAGGTAATTTATATATTGAGGCGATAAATCTATGATAATTTTTAAAATGCTTCGGTATAAAAACATTCTTTCTACTGGCAACACTTTTACAGAAATAGAGTTAAATAGAAATAAAACTACTCTGATAAGTGGTTCTAATGGATGTGGCAAATCTACCATATTGGATTCTATTGCCTTTGTATTATATGGAAAGCCTTTCAGAAAAATAAACAAAAGTCAATTGATTAATACGATAAACCAAAAAGAACTTCTGGTTGAAATAGAGTTTTCGATAGCTAGTAACAACTATCTTATTAGGCGTGGAATAAAGCCAAATGTTTTTGAGATATGGAAAAATAACGAAATGATAAATCAAGATGCTTCTGCTCGTGATTATCAAGAATATCTCGAACAAAACATTTTGAAAATGAATTTCAAATCCTTCAGTCAGATTGTTGTTCTGGGGTCGGCAACTTACGTTCCCTTTATGGAGTTGGGCGCTGCGGCAAGAAGAGAAGTCATCGAAGATCTGCTAGATATTCAGGTGTTCAGTACAATGAATTCTATATTGAAAGAACGTGTTTCGGAAAATAAGCAAGAAATCACACAAAATAAAAGTCGGTATGACTTGGTGCAGTCAATGATAGATATGGCAAAAGACCATAACGATTCTATCATGAAAATGAAGCAAACCGAAGTTGAAAAAATAAAGAAAAAAGTTGGCGAAATACTTGACAAAATTGATGTCGAAAAAGAACATGCGGATTCTATCCAAACACAGATAGAAGAAGTTATTGTTGCCATTGTGGATAAGGGCGCAGTAAAAAACAAACTTTCTAAAATGCGCGAACTTTTCCAAGAACTGAAAAGCAACAAAAATACACACAACAAAGAAATAAATTTCTATCATGACCATGACAACTGTCCCACTTGTAAGCAAGGAATAGAGGAATCCTTTAAAGAAAATATCGTAGTAGGTAAGAAAAATATGATGGAAGAGTTGGAAGATGGCATACAAAAATTAGGCGCAAAAATATCCGCACTAGAAAGTAGATTAGAAGAAATATCAGATGTTGAGGATTCTATCCAGAAGCTTAACATCAATATTGGCGGTCATAATGCCAACATCAATATAATGAAAAGTAATCTACGAAGTTTCAAGTTAGAGCTTGACAATGCAAATAAAGAGGTGGAGGAAGTAGATTCGAGCAAAATAAAAGAATTCGAAACAGAAAAAAATAGCTTGATAACCCAACAAGAAATGTTGTATGATACTAAAGAGACTCTAGGTGTGGCATCTACCATACTTAAAGACGGCGGCATAAAAACGAGAATTGTCAAGCAGTATATACCTGTTATGAACAAACTCATTAGTAAATATCTTGCTGCTTTTGAGTTATTTGTTGATTTTCAACTTGACGAAAGCTTCAATGAAAGTATAAAATCAAGGTTCAGAGATACGTTTTCGTATGCCTCTTTTTCAGAAGGTGAAAAGCTTAGAATTTCTCTTGCTATTCTGCTAACTTGGCGAACCATTTCTAAAATGAGAAACTCGGTTTCTACCAATCTGTTGTTTTTAGATGAAACTTTAGATGGATCTATAGATGCCACAGGTATTGAAAAGCTAATTGACACCCTAAACAACATCAATTCAAAAGATAATGTTTTTGTGATTTCTCATAGAGGTGATCATTTTGGTGATAAGTTTGAATCGCATATTCAATTTGAAAAAGTGAAAAACTTTAGTAGAATTGCGGCATGAATCAGAATTACTGATTCATGCATTTATAATGAAATAATTAAAGGATTACAATATGTCAGATTCGTTTTATACGAATGTCACTCGCTATGGCAATAATATATTATGGCGTGGTTACGAAAATGGTGTTGCATTTTCAAGAAAAGTAAAATACCAACCCACACTTTTCACCAGAACAAAAGATGAGACTCCTTGGAGTTCTTTCGTCGAAAACATGCCAATTCAACCCAAGAAATTTGAAACGATGGGTGACACAAAAGATTTCATAGAAAAATACAAAGGCGTTGATGGTTTTGGTGTTTATGGCAATTCTAACTATGTCACACAATTCATACAGGAAAAATACCCAAACAATATCACATTTGATATGAACATTGTCAACATTTTTTCTTTTGATATTGAAGTTGATATTCGGGATGGTAAACCAAATATGGAAATAGCAGACAAGCCCATTACATCTATTGCCACAAAATCTTCAAAACAAGACCATTACTATCTTCTTGGCCTTAAAGACTATGATAGGTACGCGACCGTAACAGGCATAGATCCAAAAAACATTCGCTTTATCAAATGCGATTCGGAAAAGGATTTGCTCGAAAAATTCATGAGGATTTGGTGTGAAAATTATCCTGATATCGTAACTGGGTGGAATTGTGACTTCTTCGATGTGCAGTATGTAGTGACTAGAATTATCAGCCTGTTCAGTGAAGCAAGAGCAAAAGAGCTTTCACCTTGGGGATATATTAAAAAGAAGTCGATTGAAAAATTTGGTAAGAGACAATACAGCTATGAAATTTATGGCATTTCAATAATAGACTATATGGACGTGTTCAAGAAATTTGGATACAAATATGGCACACAAGAAAGTTATAGACTTGATCATATTGCACATGTTGTGTTGGGTGAAAAAAAGCTGGACTATTCACAATACGGAACACTTACCGCACTATATGATAACAATCCCCAACTTTACTTAGACTATAACCTAAAAGACACTTTACTAATTCAAAGATTTGAAGATGAAACAGCAATGCTTTCTTTGACTCTTACTGTTGCCTATGGTGGGGGCGTTAACTTCAACGATGCATTTGGCACAGTAGGCATTTGGGAAGCTACACTATACAGAAAACTAATGGACAAAAAGTTAGTTCCAGCCGTAAAATCTAGTTCGGGTGGTACACCATCAGATTTAGTTGGGGGGTATGTGAAAGAACCAATTCCAAATATTTACCCTTGGGTAGTTTCATTCGATTTGAACAGCCTATATCCTATGTTAATGGTTCAATACAATATGTCGCCCGAAACTTATATTTCAGATGTGCGTTCTAAAGTGACACCAGATATGGTCTTGGAAGGTAAGTATCAAAACAACAATAAAAATCATTCTGTTTGCGCTAATGGGGCTCATTTCAGTAACGAAAAAATCGGTGTCATCCCCGAAATCATTAATGAATATTATGCCAAAAGAAGCAAAACTAAAGTAGAGATGTTAGAGATGGAATCTCTGTTAGAGATTATAAACGAAGAGAAAGCTAAAAGAAAGTCAAATTTGGCAATATCTACATAATTATGTGGAAATTAGAACGAATTTGTGATATAAAGTATGATACTGATAAAGGATTTTGAATGATAAATTTATGCGATATGACAAACGAAGATTTGCTGATTTTGGAGTTACAGACTAAGAAAAAAATTGTACAGTTGCACAATGCCCAAATGGCAATTAAGATTGCTATGAACTCACTATATGGCGCAACTGCAAATATATATTTCCTGTATTATATTGGCGAAATGGCGGAAGCTATTACGATGTCAGGCCAACTTTCGGTTAGGTATGCAGAAAAAGCAGTGAACGCTTACATGAATAAAATAATGAAAACACAAGATATAGACTATATTCATTACATCGACACCGACAGTATCTATCTGGGCATGGGTCCATTAGTTAAAAAAGTTTTTGGGCCAGATGATATTTCTGTGTCACAAGGCGAAGAATTTCTAGACAGTGTTTGTAAGACTAAAATTGAAGTTGTGTTGTCTGACGCATATAAAGAGCTTTCAAATTATATGGGTTCATACGAAAATGCGATGAGGATGAAACGAGAAAAGATAACAAACAGATCACTGTTTGTTGCGAAAAAGCGATATATTATGAATGTCCTTAACAGCGAGGGCGTTCATTATGATATTCCTAAAATTTCTATAACGGGAATTGAAGCAGTAAGATCCACTACCCCAGAGGTATGTCGTAAAAAAATGAAAGAGACCTTTAAGGTTATTATGAACAGCACTGAAAAAGAAGTTCAGAGTTTTGTTGATGATTTTAAAGACACATTTAAGAGCTTGCCTGTAGAAGAAATATCAAAGATATCAGGTACTAATTCTATCGAAGAATATATGGATGGTAACGGATACTGCAAAGCTTGCCCTATTCATGTTAGGGGCTGTATCTTATACAATCGGATGCTCAAGAAACAAGAATTAGATAAGAAATATGACATCATAATGTCTGGCGATAAGATCAAATACGTCTATCTTAAAATGCCAAATCCCTCCGGCGAAAATGTAATTTCATACGCTAACGTATTACCACCAGAATTTGGGCTTCACAACTATATTGACCACGACTTACAATTTGAAAAACTTTTCGTTGCACCAGTCAATAAAATTCTTACTGCTATTGGTTGGAGTGCCAAGAAAATTGATACCATCGAAAGTTTTTTTTCATGAAAGGAAATATATAAATGCGCAATAGAAAAGACCTTTTCATAGACTTTCAGACCTTTGGGTTCGATCCAAATAAATGTGCAATTATAAACTGTTCTATGTTTGTTTTCGATTGGGGTCTTTTTGGTACAGACCCATATAGTTTCAAAAGTATAGTTTCTAATGTCAGTACATTTAAATGCTCGGTCAAAGAGCAAGTGACGAAACATAATTTTGAAGTTGATAGTAATAGCGTAGATTGGTGGGCAGGAAAATCACAAAATCACAAAGAAACCATTAAACCAAAAAAAGATGACCTATCACTAGAAGATTTTTACGATAAAATTACATCACATATCGAAAATTGCCCTTATGTGTATTGGTGGACGCGCAATAATATGTTTGACCCTGTTGTATTACAAAGGGTTTCACATTCGGTTGGGCATCAAGATTTGCATAGTAATAAATTCAAACCTTGGCGAGTTCGTGATGTTAGTACATATATTGACGCAAAATTTGATTTCACCACTGACACCAATTTCATACCACTTGAAGATGAAGAATTATGGAAAAAAGAATATCTACAACATTACTCCGCCCATGATATTGCAGCCGACGTGATGCGACTACAAGCAATTTATCGTGCAGAAAATGACCTACCAACCACAAAACAATAATATTATACTTGACTATGTGATATAAAAAGGTTAGTATGGTCTTTATACTAATCTAAATTGAATTTATTATGAAAGGACTACAAATGAAGTTTTCAGAAAATACGATGAGCATATTGAAGAATTTCTCTTCAATTAATCAATCCATTGTTTTCAAAGCAGGAAATGAACTGCGGACAATTAGCCCACAAAAAACGGTGATGGCTATCGCTACTATCGAAGACGAAATCCCAAGCAATGCATGTGTATATGATCTATCGCGCTTTCTATCAGCATATAGCCTATATGGCCAACCGACACTAGAGTTTAATGAAAAAAACTTTGTCATTTCCGAAGGCCGACGCAAAACAAAATATACCTATGCCGAGCCATCTATGGTCATAACACCGCCCGATAAAGAAATCAAGATTCCTTCTGTTGATGTCCAAGTTGATATCGAATGGTCTGATCTTCAATCTGTTATCAAAGCTTCTGGTATTCTGCAACTCCCAGAAGTGGCATTTGTTGGTGAAGGTGGCGTTTGTTATTTGCGGGCAATTGATAGTGGAAATCCAACTGCTGATACTTTTGGGGTTGAACTTGGCGAAACTAATGATACATTTACCCTAATTATCAAGACAGAAAACCTAAAAATTCTACCAAAGAACTACAAGGTTTCCCTAAGCTCTGCTGGTATTTCGAAATTTGAAGCAGAGGGTTTGATGTATTTCATTGCCATTGAATCAAAATCAACATACAAAAAGGGCGAATAATGACACAAGAACAATCTAATATAAACCTTCAAGACCTTGCGACCGTTGTGAACATCATTGATGCTTGTTCACAACGGGGTGCAATCAAGGGTGATGAGCTTGCTGTTGTGGGGCAACTTCGTGAAAAGTTTTTTGCTATTGTAAAAGCAAATACACCTGAAGAGAAAGTATCAGAAGAGGAAGTAGGGGAATAACCCTACTTCTTCACTACATTATATTATGAAACACACAGAGGTAAAGAAAATATGAATTTAGAGTCTAAAAATGACGAGATACTTTGGGCGCAGAAATATCGCCCATCCCGCATTCAAGATACCATTTTGCCAGAAAAAACTAAAAAATCGTTTCAAAATTTTATAGATAATAAGAGTATACCAAATCTTCTCTTATCAGGCCCCCCAGGAACTGGCAAAACTACCGCTGCGATTGCTATGTTAAAGGAGCTAGATTGTGATTATATGATAATCAACGGTTCGCTTGATGGGAATATGGATACTATACGAAATGACATTACCACATTTGCTTCATCTGTCTCTTTTTCTGGTGGAAGAAAATATGTAATTATTGATGAGGCTGATTACATCACTTCAAAAGCGCAGGCAAGCTTTAGAAATTTTGTTGAGGAGTATTCAAAAAATTGCGGTTTTATCTTTACTTGCAACTATAAAAATCGTATCATCGAACCACTTCGCAATTCGCGTTTCTCAAATGTTGATTTTGTCATCGAAAATGAAGAAAAGCCCAAACTTGCTGGCCAGTTTTTCAAGCGGGTAATTGCTATTCTCAAAGAAGAAAATGTAGAATACGAGCAAAAAATTGTTGCGAAAGTAATTGAAAAATTCTTTCCCGATTTTAGAAGAGTGCTGACTGAGCTTCAAAGCTACGCAGGTACAGGAAAAATTGATGAGGGCATTCTTATAAATGTCAAGCAAGAAACTGTAGAGCAACTGTTTTCTATTCTCAAGAAAAAAGAATTTGATGCGATGATTAATTGGTGTGATGATAACTCTGACCAAGATGCCAATGAATTATTTGAAAAAATCTACCGAACATCGGTAACACTCGTAAAGAAAAATGCGCTACCTGGGTTCATCGTTGAGTTGGGTAAATATTCATATCAACATTCTATGGTAGCAAATCCTACTATCAATCTTTGTGCTTTCCTGACGGTTGTAATGTTTGAAGCAGAGTATGTGTAAAAGTGTTTAGTTTTTTTGGCAAAAATAAAAAAGTAGAATACACCGATTGTTTCTTTTGTGACTTGAAACCCACAAAAGAGCAATCGTTTCAATTTCAGTATAGTGCAGATGGAAGCATATTTACTGTTGATATGTGTCCTATTTGTGCAGGAACATTGGAAGAAATAATGAAAAAAAGAGATGGAAACAAGGAACCAGTATATGAATGAGTATAGGCTATACAATGGCGATTGTGTTGATAAGTTGAAAGAGTTGCCTGACAATAGTGTAGATAGTATCGTGACAGACCCTCCTTATGGTCTGTCTAAAGAACCTGATATGATAGAAGTTCTTACACACTGGATGAATGGCGAATCGTATAGTCATAACCACAAAGGATTCATGGGAAAGGAATGGGATAGTTTCGTCCCAAGTCCTAATATCTGGAAAGAGTGTTTGCGCGTATTAAAGCCAGGTGGACATATGGTTGCTTTTTTTGGCACAAGAACATATGACATCGGAACTTTATCAATACGAATTGCTGGTTTTCAAATTCGCGATCAATTAGCATGGGTTTTTGCCACAGGATTCCCGAAATCTATGAATATTTCTAAAGCTATAGACGCTAATTTGCTAACTGGTGAAGGTGAATCTATTATCAGTGATGAAGCAAAAGAATGGGAAGGTTGGGGGACTGCGCTAAAACCCGCGTATGAGCCTATTGTGTTGGCAAGAAAACCACTTATTGGGACAGTTGCAAAAAACGTATTGGAATATGGTACTGGGGGGATTAATATTGATGGTTCAAGAATAAAAACTTCTGAAAGTAAACCAAGAGATCATGAAATGTCACAATCTAAAAGCTATTCCAAATCGGGAAGCGTGAGCTTTACTTCTGATGCTGGTAAATTTATTGGTGGTGATCCAAAAGGAAGATTCCCTTCTAATCTTATTCATGATGGAAGTGATGAAGTTGTTGATCTTTTTCCATATTCTAAATCTGGTGCGTTAACAAGCGATCAGCAAGCAAAAGGTGGTTATGCTGGTTCGGGTAGTGGCATCATATACGGAAAAGCATCGCGCGGGGGTACATCTGAATATGGCGGTAGTGAAGGTAGCGCGTCACGATTCTTCTACTGCGCAAAAGCAAGCTCTGGTGATCGAGATGAAGGTTTAGGAGAATTTAATTCAAAACAGGCTTCGGGTCTTCCACTTAGAAGTAAAGATAAAAAATCTGTTGGGGCTGGTTTGGATGGAACAAAGACATTTCGGGAAACTACCAGAAAAAACGTACATCCTACAGTCAAACCTGTTTCACTCATGCAACACCTAGTTCGCATGATAACACCACCAAACGGGACCGTTCTTGACCCTTTCATGGGTTCAGGATCTACAGGTAAAGCGGCTATGTATGAGGGATTTAAATTCATTGGTATTGAAATGGACAAAAGTTATATGGAAATTGCAGAAGCAAGAATAAAATTTGCAATGCACAATAAAGATAAGGTACAACTTAAAACTGTTGCAAAATCACCACCTTTGGTGTATGATGATTCAAATGACAATTTGGGAAAGTTTCTATAATGAGTGAAGAATACAAGTTTACTGATTTCATTAAGTCGGTTACGCATAACAAAAAAGACATAATAGGCGAAAGTGAATCGCCCGAAACAGTCGAAAAAGCATATCCGGCATATGCTATAAATAAGATACTTTCGAGATTTCCTGATACCATATTACACGCAAACGAGATGAATATGTGCCATGGGTTGTCTAATGATGCGCAGTACAGATACTATCTAAATATGCTTAGGCCAAGGAATAGGTTTAGGGCGGCACATCAAAAAGATAAAACTCTTGAAGAAAATACTAAGATGGTTCAAGTGTTTTATCAGTGCAATCGTACTACTGCCAAGCAATATATTCGGGTTTTGAAAGAAGAAAACTTGATTACAATCAGAGATAGTATGCAAAAAGGCGGATAATATTTATTGTATAAATACCCTTGTGACTTGTTAATGTTTGGTCATGATAAAAATAATAATAAAGGGGTGAAATTATGGTTAAAGATGACATCTTTAGGGGTGTTGGGGTAGAAATTTCACTACACCAACCAGAAGATTTTCTTAAAATTAAAGAGACACTGACCAGAATAGGCATAGCTTCAAGAAAAGAAAAAAAACTATATCAGTCTTGTCATATATTACATAAACAAGGTAGATACTCAATTCTTCATTTTAAAGAACTTTTTATCTTAGATGGTAAAGACGACAATTTTGATGAAGATGATGAAGGCAGAAGAAATACCATCGTAAATCTTTTGGAAGAATGGGGCCTATTAGAAGTCGTTGATAATATGGAAACAGAAGATCTTGTTGCACCATTGAGCAAGATTAAGATACTATCACACAAAGAAAAAGAGCAATGGGTTCTTGAAAGTAAATATAATATTGGAAAAAAGAAGTGAGGTAAATAATGAAAATTTTTCGTTTGAACGAAAAAGCTATCCTACCAGAATTTGCGACAGAAGGTTCGGCGGGGTTTGATTTGCGGGCATGTTTTGAAGTTACAACAAGAATCAAAACATTCAATCCACATAACAAAATGATTGAAATTCCAGTCAAAAAAGTTGAAAGCGGCATTCAATTTCAAGTGCAACCGCAGTTCAGAACTTTAATACCAACGGGTCTAATTTTTGATATTCCAGATAAGCATGTCATGAAAGTATATCCGCGATCAGGTATGGCAGTAAAATATGGTTTGACTTTGGCTAACGCTGTTGGTGTCATAGATTGTGATTATATTGATGAGGTATTCATCACATTGTTTAACATGAGTGATACCCCAATTACTGTCTATGATGGCGATAGACTTGCACAAGCAATGCTAGAAAAGCTTCCTACATATTCAATTGAAGAAGCAAAAAGACGCCCTAAACAAAAAACTACAAGAGAAGGTGGTTTTGGTAGCACAGGAACCGAATAACAAAAATCCCTACACGAAAATCATATTTGTGTAGGGGTCCATACACACAGAGGAGAACATGGTATGTCACATATACCATACTACGGCGAAGAAGAAAACACACACACACAAAACAAAAAGGATATGAAAATGAGTAAAAATGGATTCGAGATTAGGTTAGATGTCCTAAAAATGGCAAAAGAAATGATGGATCAACAATACCAAGATTCGATGAATACATACTGGAACACAGTTGAAAGTGCATCTAAACATTGGAACAAATCTGTGTCAGATGTTATCACACAATCAAAATTTGTAAAGCCTTCTATGTATTCACCAAAAGAAATGATGGATAGCGCACAAGAGCTTTATTCTTTTGTTTCCAAAAAAGATTAATTGACATGGAGAAACATCACACACCAAAAGATGTTTCGGATAAAATAGCGAAGGGTTTCACAAAAGCCCTTCGCTTTATTGCTGATACCTTCTTTAGGAAAAAGTATATACATAGAGCAGTTGTTCTTGAAACAGTAGCTGCTGTCCCTGGGATGGTTGCAGGTGCAGGATTGCACTTGAAATCACTAAGAAACATGCAAGATGATAGAGGCTGGATAAAAGAATTGTTGGATGAGGCAGACAATGAAAGAATGCATCTGATGACATTTGTTGAACTTTCTAAACCTTCTTGGTTTGAAAGAGTGTTAATAATGACTACGCAAGCATTATTTGTTATTTTCTATGCATTTGTGTATTTCTTTTTTCAAAAAACTGCACATAGAATTGTAGGATATTTCGAAGAAGAAGCCGTTCGCTCATACACTGAATTTCTTTTGGAGATTGACAAAGGAAAAATTGAAAATGTACCTGCACCAAAGATAGCAATTAAATACTGGGGCCTCCCTGAAGATGCTACACTTAGGGATGTTGTAATTGCAGTAAGATTGGACGAAGAAGGACATCGTGATAGAAATCACGAAATGGCTGACGAGTTATCATAAAATAACCATTGACAAATGATTGAAAGAGAGCATAAACATGCTCTCTTTTTAGTTTATACCTCTTGGCATTCCATAATCAAGACTTGACCCACCGCCATTGCCTCCGCCACTAATAAATGTTTGATTTGAGCTCGAACCACCTCTAACATTATTTTGAACAGAAGGTGCGATGACTGGCGATTGATTTATCAGTATTGTACTTCCAGATTTTGCCGCGTTTCTTTCTATCATTTGAAATTCACCCATACGGGTTTCTAAATCAAGTCTTGCTGCCGCCGCTGTAGCTTTTATTTGATCTATGTTTGATCTAAAATCGTTTTGTCCATTATTGACATTTGATTGTGCTTCATTAAGGTCTGATTTTGATACTATTTGTGCCCATTCGGGAAGTAAGGATGTTGCCGAACTAATCGCATTCAATGCCATCAATTTTATTCTTGCTGGTATAGATGAAATCCAATCACCAAATTCTGCAAACCCAATTTTTATTTTTTCGGACACATCAATAAACATGCCTTCTGCAAACATCTGTATCCTGTCTGGAATGCTGGAAAAAAATCCAGTCAAGTCTTGAAATTTTTCTACTACCATATTTCTTACACCACTCCACACATCTTTCAAATAAGAAAGAAGATTGAAGGTAGGTGCATCTTCGTCTCTGAAACCAAACTTTTTAGACACCCAATCAATAGCTAAACTTACTGGCGTCCATACTAAATCAAGAAAACCACCTTCACCAACATAACCATTCCACAGTTGTTTGAGTGCAGTAACGGGATCTGAAAATAATGTTTTTACCCATTCGAACGTATCACGCAAGAAATCAAAAACACCAGCTGTCATATTAGTAAATAATGTCGTAAAACTGAAAGATTTTATTGCCTCAGATGTTTCATCAAAACCAAGTTTACCAACAACCCAGCCAACCATATTTTTTATTAAATCTAATGGTACGGTAATAAGTGATGTGAAAAATCCATTTATTGCCCCTTCGAAAAAACCAAGTTTACCCCCCTCTGCATAACCATCTATTGCGCCCTTTATAGTCTCAAATGCAGTAATAATTATATTCAAAGGCAAGAATATTTTTCCAAGTATTTTACCTAGCCAAGAAACACTTGAACCTATAGCTCTTAAAAAATCGCCAATTTTTGTAAAATACCCATTTAGCGCAGTTGACGAAGTAAATAAACTTTTAATAGCCACTATACCGTCTCTAAAAATATCACTCACTAGTTTTATTCTATCGCTAAGAGAATTTATGAAATTTGCAATTGGTGATTGTGCTGTAATTGAAAATGTATTTCTTATACTAGTAATTGCGTTTGTTATCGTTGTAGATAATGATTGCCTTGCAGCATTAAATGTATCTCTTATAGCGATACCAAAATTTACAAATGTTGTTATTACTGATGTCTTAAAATTATTTAACCCTGTAGCCAAACTTGGGACGAAAAATTTTGCAAAAAAAGCTATTTCTTTTAATTGTGAAGTAATTACCGCAATACTCGCACTTACTGCTATTGTAAATGCGCTACCAAGTAATCCCAATTTAAATATTGCACTTAAAGATCCCTCATCTTCAATATTTCTATTCGCATCTGGTGCTGGAGGCGGTACTGGTGCTGGAGGCGGCTCGCTCCCATTAGTATTAAGTCCATCAAGATCATCTTTTCTCTTTTGTGCCTCTAAAGCTTCTTTTGTTGCTGCATTTTGTGTAAGTAGGCTTGTTTTAATAGATTCAAAGACTGGCCCATAAGCTTCAATTTTTTGTGAAATATCTTTAGATGAGTTTATCTCTGAGACCCTTGTTAGCTGTCCCTCATCTTTTAGCTTTTCGATTACTTCTTCTAATGTTGCCGCCATTTTTACCTACTATTTTGCTGTTGTTCTTCTAGTTGCTTTATGTAATCTGATAACATATCAAAATATATATCTCTTTCAAAGGGTAGCATATTTTCTATTTCTGATATCGAATAATCATGGTGTTGGGCCATCACAAATATCTTCTTATAATATAAAAATAAATTAGTGTGGCACAACATCAGATAAAAAAAGATTCTGTTCCTTGTATCACAAATATCTTATTATTCCCTTCCGAGTTTGTATATGCGATTTCATGTCTTACTTTTGGAAGGGTGTCGAAGAATTTCTTTATTTGTTTGATCGTGTCGCTGTGCAGGCTATCAACAAAATCATCAATTTCTTTTTTACTGAAATCTTTGAAATTGAACACATCTTCATCAGAAGCCAATTTATCAAGACATGCAATCATTACATTGTAGCTGTCTTCGCTTGTTTGTTTTTCTTTTAATGCAATTATAGCAAAGTTGTCAATAGTAGGATACTTTAGAAATAAAGTGTACACATCAGATAGCTTTATTTTATTAGTATGGTTTGGGTCTTTTTCTATTTTCACCGAACCCAAATCTAGCTCCAGTTTTATTTTTTCTTGTGTGTCGGGGTCTGTAATTTCAAATTCTACCTTATTGTCAACTGATTTTGACCTAAGTGTTATCAACAGATATTCAATATCGAAAACTGCCAAACTATCAATGTCTTTTTCGAGCAAGCAGTTATTCAGTATTTGCTTAATTGAAAGCATAATTTGTTCAGGGTCATCGGACTCTTGAGCAGTCAGAAGTATCTTTTCTTCCTTGACAGTGAATGGTCTAAACTTTACATTTTCACCAGTAGAAGGCAATTTGAATGTGTATATAGGTAAATCTATCTTAGGTAATGCCATAATTTATGTCCTTATTATTTAAAAAGATTTTTCAATCTTGCGAAGTCATTTTTGATTGTGGTAAATTTGTTAACAGCATCTTGTATAGACCTTGGCAATCCAGACTGTTCAATTGATTGTCCGTACCCACCTACTGTATTTAGATACTGAAGATAACCAGTTCCTCTTGAAAACCTTTCAGTAGGTGAACCTGTAATTGCAGCCTGCATTCTTATTTCACTATAAGAAAAGCTAACTGGCAAGCTGGCCAATGAGTTATTTTCTTCCCAACTTAGATTGATGGAACCAATTTGAGTTGGGTAAACGTCTTTCAAAGTGCACAGATAAAATGCGTTTTCATCGTGGGTAGAATAGAAGCGTATTTCCATATCCAAAGCATATTCTTTTTTATATCCAATTTCATATGGGTACTTATCATCTACCGAAGAAAAAGCGCCACCAGATAAATCATAGTTCACTACGCGTTGAATCCATTCATGAAAAAAGCTAAGAACCTTGTGATCCGAATCTAGTATGAAAATACAGCTTAGTGGGTCAGAGTTTATACCGATTGGCATAGTGTGAGCCATACCAAATCCTTGTGGTTTGAAATCAGTCACGGCTAAATTTATACTTGGCATATTTACAGATTTACAAAAAAAACGCAAATCACCACTTGGCATGTATTGATTAGAAGGTCTGTCTATATTTTTTTCAAATATGCTTACTACAAAAAAACTGGTGCGCGCTAACCCCCCATACTGATTTATCTTGGCCTTGAAATCATTTATGTTAAAAGTCATTTACTTCCTCGTATTATCTTTTTTGAGTCTGCCCAGACTTGGGTTTTTGTCGCTTTTTCAAATCTTGCGGTGTCTAAGAATAATGCAATATCCCATTCAACTGGATTAACATACAAAAGACGACTACGAATTTGACTTGATAGATAATGTTTTATAGTCGGTTTGAATTCAGCAAACTTTTCCGCAGATTTTAATATCTTGTATGATATTTCCATTTTTGTTTTTTCGTCGTATTTTTCATTACTGGTTATCTCATATAGATTGTCCATCAAAGAAGCTCTAAGTTTCAATGGAAGATAATGGAAGTTGATGCCTAAGAAACCACCCTTTGCTTTATTTATTGGAAATATTAAAGGGAACCTATCATAATACGGTAGTGTGGCTTTGTGTTTTGGATCATAAAAGAACATGTACATATTGCCAATTCGGAACCTACTTTCAAATTGATTTTCTTTACTTTTCATCAGAGAGGTTTCGTTTATCTTACCAAGACCTTTGGCTTGATCCCGATACCATGTCCTTGCCGTGCTTGTTCGTGCTGGCACTTGTCCAGCCTTCAAACCCTTGAGTAATAAATCATCGAAAATTTTAGCCATTCTATTTTATCCCAAGTCCTTTTTCTGTCATTATTTCAAAAACCCAACCTTTTTCGTCACAGTATTTTTTTGCAGCTATCCACTTCGCTTCATTAACACCATAAGTTTTAACCTCGCGCAAATACCTTGTAGATATTCTTCCAGTTGGTGTAGAATTTTTCTTTTGAATGTCTGGTGGTCTAGTCTGCTTGTCTGGTTTAATTTCTATCATCACTATTGCATATTTATCATCGCCAATTTTTTTCTTTAAAATAACATCAGGGAAGTAACGATGCATTTTTCCATCTATAGGTGAACGATAAGGTACTGCGATTTCTTCACTCTGCCACCAAATGATATCTGGGTGCTTATCCACAAATCTAAAAAATTTTAATTCCCAAAGCGACCTGTAAATAATCTTACTTGGGTCGCCTTTATATTTTTCTGGTTTATTTGGCTTAAATCGTCCACTATATGCCATTTTTTATTTTCTTTCGTATAAATAAGAATAAGCGTTAATACTATTTATACGAACATAAGGAAGATAAATGCCAATATCTACAGTAATAGAAAGAAAAAGAAGAGGCAGAAATAGTAATATATTGCAGTTCCCCGATGATTTGGGTGCGCACTCTCTTCTTTTTATGTTCAGAAAATACGAGTACGTTAAGCCAGGTGAAAGGGCGCTCAATAAGGTTACTGATGAAACTTTGTCTAATGCTAATCTTACTGGCATGGATAACATAATGCTTCCTTTACCAACTAACATAGCAGATAACTTCACTGTTAGAATACAAAGATTTGATCAGGAATTTACAGGTGATATTGTGTCTGCTGGTGCCGCTGGTCTGGGCGTACAAGGAAATGTGTCTGACCAAACATTAGGCAATTTGGGTGGGGTTGTGCTAGATTCGCTCCCTACGCCAGATTTGAAAGCATTGATGGCATTGGACTTGGGAAGCCTGTCAAGAGATGCTGCATTTTTATCAAGAAGAGTTATTGACAAAAATTTTAGTGGTTTGTCGAGAAATTTAGATGCTGGTTTTGGCAATACAGTAAATCCAAAAGCATCATTATTTTTTGATGGTATTGAAATGAAAACCCACACATTCAATTGGAGTTTAGCTCCTAGATCCGAATCAGAATCAAAGGCAATTCGAGACATAAATAATACAATAAAGAAAAACATACTTCCATCTTACGGCCAAGTTCGTGGTCTAAATAGAGTACTTTTGAATTATCCAAGCACTGTTGACATATTTTTCTTTGGTGTGGATCAATCATATTTCGTGTATTATAAAACTTGCATGGTACAATCTTTCAGTGTGGACTTTTCACCACAAGGTCTTGCTTTTGTAAAAGGCGGAAAGCCTGCCATGGTTAATATTTCTATGAACGTCATAGAAACAGATATACATACTTCCGAAGATTACGACGGGGTAGGTAGCACCAATTCAGGACAAACGGATGAAGATATCCAAGGCGCTATAGCCGATTTGCAGCGCGGAATTACAAGAGGATTTTAAATGAGTGAATATTTTGAAACACTTCCACTGATAAGATATGATGGTAAATTGTCAAGAGATTTATCAAGAAACGATAAGTTCAATAATTTTAGTCTTTCAAATCCATATGTTTTTTTGCCATACACTATAAAAGATGATGATAAAGCAGAAGACATTGCCTTTTATTATTATGGTAGCACTGACTATACTTGGTTGGTATATCTTTCAAACAATACACTAGACCCATATCATGATTGGCCACTTTCAGAACAAAATTTTCATGAGTACTTAATACAAAAATACAAAGTTGAATCAGGTGGATTGGAAGGTTATGATGTGGTAGATTGGACAAGAAGACAAGACAATGATGATAATATAGTTTACTACTATAAGGAAGTATGATGCCAGATATAATAAAATTAAACCAAATAAGCTTCCAAACTTTATATTTAAGAAAAGAAGATAGTGTGATATTGAGAACAGAATCGAATAAAAAAATTGTTATTGATAGGATCATTCCAGAAGAATGGAAGCCTTATAGAATCTATGATCTCGAATATGCTACTAATGAAAATAAAAGAAACATTCTTTTAGTTGACAAGAAATACTTGTCGCAAATTGATGATGAAATTAGAAATAGATAATGTCAGAAGGATATGTATTACCTGGGTTTTATACTTTAGAAAAAGCTATTATATCAAATTATAATGGCAAGCAAATTGATATTCAAAATATAATACCAAGAATTGATATAAATGAATCCATAGAATATGATAGCATTAGAGGTTCTATTGATATAGTAGATAATATAGGATTTATGGAAGATTTTCCACTTCGCGGCGAAGAGCGGTTAGAGCTATCTTTTATAGACCCATTAAAAACCAAAAAAGTGTTCGATCTTTTTGTGTATAAAATTGATAACGTCCAGATAA